AGATAATTGTTTCAGGTGTTCTCCAACGTGCAGAGGCTAAAAACCAAAACGGTCGTGTATATCCAAAGGAAATACTCATACGGGAAGTAAAAAAGTATCAACAGAATCAAATAAAAGAAAGAAGAGCTCTCGGAGAACTCGACCATCCAGATTCATCTGTTGTCAATCTTCGTAATGTTTCTCACAATGTGTTGGAATGTTACTGGAAAGGTAATGACGTTGTTGGTAAGGTCGAAATTTTACCAACACCGTCTGGCAACATTCTAAAGAACCTTCTTGGTGCCGGAATACGTCTTGGTATCTCATCAAGAGGTCTCGGTTCGGTAAAAGAAATAAACGAAAACACGGTAGAAGTTCAGGATGACTTTGAGTTAATTGGTTGGGATTTTGTTTCAAATCCGTCCACACATGGTGCGTTTATGTACCCAGCTGGTGGTGGAGAAGTAGTACCAGAAGGTATTATTAAAGAGGGTGTTAACCTTAAAACGATTTCTAAAGTCGATCCAAAAATTAAACGAATACACGAAAACATCACAAACATTATCTGTGAAATCGGTAATTACTGTGACTGTATTTTTGAAGGAGATAAATGATGCCGTCAGTCAGTCAAAAACAACAGAAGTTCATGGGACTTGTTCTTGCATATAAACGAGGTGAAATTCCTGCATCTAAAGTAAGCAAGAACGTAAAGCAAGTTGCAGCCGCGATGTCCGAAAAAGAACTCGAAAAGTACGCGGGAACAAAACATAAAGGTCTACCAAAGAAAGTAGAATCACTTATTCCTATGGAAGAATTGCGTAAGATTGTTGCCACAGCTGTTTCAGAAGTAATCAATGAAACCGTTGGTAAGGATGAAGAAGAAACAGAATCACCAATTTTAACACCAGAAGAAAAGAAGGCATACATTGAATCAATCTCTAGATTTAATGAGTATGGTAAGTCTATTTATCGTCGAGACGAATTAAAGAAGTCTTTCAATGAAATAAAGAAAATCGTTGAATTTGCGTCAAAGAATATCGTCGATGAATCGGGTGATTGGTTTGATAAAGTAACATTAGGAAGACACTCAAAGAAATTAGGTGAATCACTAAAACTCTTCGAGAAAACAGCAAAAGAAATGACACAACTTCAACAAAGATTGGAATCTGTTTATGAAGAAATAGGTGAAACTCTCGGTAAGTATTATGAAATAAAAAGTAAAGACGAATAAACAAAAAGGAAAAAGTTATGGGTGAACAATCATATAGTTCAAGACCAAAAACGGCTCACGTTAAGGTCAAAGGAAATGGGATGAATATCGATTTGATGTTAAAGATATTCAAGAGAAAGATAAAAGAAAGTGGAGTCTTAGAAGAATATAGACGTAGAACGGAATACATCAAACCGTCAGAACGTAAAAAAGACAAGAAAAATGCCGCTGTAAAACGTCAAAAGAAATTAGATTACGATATATTCTAATAATTGAATAAAAACGTTTAAAATAATCACACAAAATTAATTTTTTGTGTGATTTTTATTTTATTAATCATATTTATTATTACAATACTCTATCTTTATAGAGTCACTACTATTTTATTCTGTATAGGCGTTATCAATAACCCTGAAATTAGTTTGGAGATTTTTATGACAGACTTACTTAGAGAAGCAATCGCAGATGCAAAGGCAGTTCGTGAAGTCGCACTTGCCAATGCTAAACTTGCTTTAGAAGAAGCTTTCACTCCACGTATTCAATCAATGATTTCATCAAAGTTATCTGAGGAAGCCGAAGACGATATGGAGATGGAAGAAGGTGAAGAAATGGAAATGGAAGAAGGCATGGAAGATGATTCTGAAATGGAAGAATCGTGGAACGAGACTTACGGTGAAGAAGAAGTTCACGAAGATTTTGTGACAGAAGACGAAGATGAGATTGAAGACGAGCCAGAAATGGACGACGACGAAGAAGAGATGGAAGAACCAGAAATGGAAGAAGAGCCAGCTGAAGAAGAGCCAATGGATGAAGACCTTATGGAAATCATTCGTCAACTCGAAGAAGAGCTTGACTCATCTGAAATTGGAAAGGGTGACAACAAGAAGCCATCATCTTCAGCTTCTGATGACCACACACAGGATAAGAAAGAACAACTTGTTCAGTTGGTCGAAGAAGAGGAAGAAGAAATGTACGAAGGTGATGAAGATGATGTTGATATTCAAGAAATTATCAACGCTCTCCGTGAAGAAGAGGGAGAAGAAATGGAAGAAAATGTTTTCGAAACAGAAGACATGGAATCCGAAGAACCTCAACACAAGATGGAAGAAGACCTTCAAGAAGCATATGCTGTTATTCAGTTCCTTCGTGAAAAGTTAAATGAAGTTAACTTACTTAACTCAAAACTTCTCTTCTCGAACAAACTTTTCCGCTCGCATTCTCTAACAGAATCACAAAAGATGACTGTTATCGAAAACTTTGACCGCGCAGGTAGTTTACGTGAAGTCAAGTTGGTTTATGCAACACTCGCTGAATCTCTCAAGGGACAATCATCGAAGAAGCCAAGTGCTCCTAAGAAGTCCTTGAAGGAATCATTCAACCGCGTTGCAAGTAAGCCACAAGCAAGTACCCGCCCATCAAGACAGATTCTTTCGGAATCTAACGAAGTGGCAGATAGATTTAAGAAATTAGCAGGTTTAATTTAACTTTTTATCGGAGATAAATAAATGAGTATTCAAAATATTTTGGGATCTACGAGCAATCAGCATCGTAATCTCATGAATGAAAACAAGGCCGCTGTAAACAAGTGGCAAAAGACAGGTCTTCTTGATGGTATCAAGAACGACTATGAAAAGAACTCTATCGCAGTTCTTCTCGAAAACCAAGCAAAGCAACTTATCGACGAATCATCACGTACAGGTACAGCAGCTGGCTCAGAAGAGTGGGCTGGTGTTGCACTTCCACTTGTTCGTCGTATCTTCTCTGAAATTGCAGCTAAGGATTTCGTTTCTGTTCAACCTATGAACCTTCCTTCAGGTCTCGTGTTCTTCCTTGACTTCAAGTATGGAACAGCACAACCTGGTTTCACAACTGGTGCTGGTAAGGATTCACAAGCTGATTCTGTATTCGGTGTTACTGGTGCAGCTGCTAAGGATGCTGACCCTTCGGGTGGTCTCTATGGTGCTGGTCGCTTTGGTTACTCAATCAATGAAGCTGAAGTTTCATTGACAAAGGCCGCAAGTATCGGCGCAACAACATTCACAACTGGTTCTGTTGCTTACTCAGCAACAAGTATCTTCCAACACGATACAGAGTTCCAAGCTGCTTACTCAGCTTCACTTGCAGCTGGTCAAATCTTTACCGTTACAGTTGGTTCAGGTTCCCTTGAAAATGAAGACTTCGAAGCAATTCGTGCATTCAAGATTTCTGGTTCAACAATCAAGGGCTACTTCCCACAGTATACTTCAGCAACTGCTAACAATGGTCTTGTCACGTTCGTTGTTTCTGCTTCGGCTGTTCCAACAGACGTCGGTATCGCTTACCAAAAGCAACCAACATCAACATCACGCGGTGACTTCGAAGATACATCATCAACAGGTGATTCAACAACAGCTCTCGGTATTCCAGAAATCAATCTTGAACTTCGTTCTGAGTCAATTGTTGCTAAGACACGCAAGTTGAAGGCTGTTTGGACTCCTGAATTCGCACAAGACTTGAATGCTTACCACTCAATCGACGCTGAAGCAGAATTGACATCGATGCTTTCTGAGTACATTTCACAAGAAATTGACCTCGAAATCCTCGATATGCTTATCAAGAATGCTCAGACAACAGAAAGATGGTCAGCTCGTATCGGTCGTACATATGATGGTATAACATCCACATTCGGTGACTACACAAGCGGTCAAGCCCAAGCTTCTGCATTCAACCAACAAACATGGTTCCAAACACTTGGCACCAAGATTCAGAAGGTATCTAACGTTATCCACCAGAAGACACTTCGCGGTGGTGCTAACTTCCTCGTATGTTCACCACAAGTCGCAACAATCCTTGAGTCAATCCCTGGATATGCAGTAGACGGTGAAGGTATGAAGTTTGCCATGGGTGTTCAGAAGGTTGGTTCACTCAACGGTCGTATCACAGTTTACAAGAACCCATATATGCTTGAGAATCAAATCCTTAT